GCTTCCGTTAGGAAGCTTAAAAATAGTAAAGACGAATGAATATCTTGTTATGGTTTTAGAAATAAAGTTGAGTAAAAGATTTAAAAAAGCGTTTATTTTGGATAAAAAGTATGGGTTAAGGGCTTTCCAGCCTAGTTTTTAACTCATCTATGGTAAAAATAGACATAAGTCTCCTTAGGTTGTAACAAATCCACCAACCATTTAAAAACAGTTCAAAATCCAAACTCAATTATTACTAATACTCTAAATAGAGTTAAAGAACTTCAAGGCAATCCTGTGCGTTGATACAGGTATTTTTTCTTTCCCTCCAACTTATAACATGACGGTGTTTAGAGTTGAAGGTTTTTTTATGGTATCATAAACTCAGTTCCCGGAGCAACAGCTGGTGCTGATCCTTCGGTAATTTCTACATCACCAGGACTCACACCATCATACACTTTGGTTGCTGTACCATCAATAATCTTGGCACTAAAACTTATCCTGTATAAATTACCTGCGCTTCCTGTATCAACAGGAGCAAAAGCAACACGCCTCATCTCACTAAAATGCTCTCCAGTTTTACCATGAAACAGCTTGTGTAAGCTGGTAAGCGTTTTTAAATAGTCCAGAGCATCAGTTTTATTTACAGCACCGGCATAAGTGTCCAGGAAGGTTTCATAAAACCAGTAAAAATCTATTTGAATATTAGCATCTTGTGCCAACTCGCCAAGATCTTCGGCACTTAACATTCTAAAAGCTATAAATAAAGCTGGAGTAGTAAAAGGATGCTCTTCAACTAAAAATCCAACCTGGTTATGCCATAGATCTATCCATGCTACTTCAGGTAAATTATCTGTTACTAATTGCGAGAGCTCTTCATATAAAAACTCCCAACCTTTAAATCCTTCGTCCATAATTATAATTGTTTAAATCGTGTTTTAATTGTATTTAAAAGCCATGTGTCCAACTGCCTCATAAAAGTGGCAGATTCGCCAATAAACTGGCGTTTTGGGATGGTTATGGTTATACTTTCTTTTTTGGTAAGTGCCAACGCTTTCCACATACTGTTATTGGTTTCCATATACATAAACCAAAAGTACTTGCGTGACTTTGCAGTTATTGGGATACTTACAACGCCTCCATTATTATGTATCTCGGCATACTCAGCATCAGAGCCAAAAACAATGCGCTCTTTATTGGCATTAAAGACCTGGATAGAGTTTGACAGGAAAGCCGATTTAATTAAAATCTTACGTCCGGGATCTACATCGTTGGCACGTTGCTGCCATGCTTCAAAACCCTCATCAGTCCAACCTTGATTATAAAATGAGTTTTGAAAAAAGTTAACACCTTCAACCGAAGCATAACGTACAGCATCTTCTCGCAGCTCGTCTGCCATTCTCATAAAATCTGGTGTTTTATTAATCTTGCTCATTTATTTTGTATCTTTGCAACAAGAAGCCTTTTAAAAACATGCCGACCTGCTGTCAGCCTCTGAGTTTTATTTGGCTTTTTATTTTGGAACTTTATCAGTTATTGCATGTAGCCTAAACCTACCATCTTTCATTTTAGCAATATTTATAATATAAGTGCCTTCTAATGTTTCAACTTTATAGTAGTTCCACTCAATATATTTAGATCTGTTTTTTGTTTCTGCCAGTGTTTTAATAAACGTTGCTTTTTTTAACGTTTCCTTTAGATTGTAAAGCAAATTGTTGCGACCAACTCTGTCTTTATGCGCTTTGTTTACAATGGTTTTGATGTTAGTAACAGACATTTCAAAAGTCTTTTTATCGACTGTTCTATACCTATTGCCAACTATTCTTTCTTTAGCAAATTTAATTACTCGTTTTGCGCTGTGTATTGCCAGCAAACCGTTAATTTTTCTCTCTACTCCAGTTTTATCGCTTTTAGGGATTACAAAATACGGGTGCTTGGTTTCTAAAAATGCTCTATTGGTTTTACCAACATTATTGGCGAAGCTCTCCTCAATAGGTTCACTAATTTTATCTTTCGTTCCACCTTCAGAAGTTGGAGTTACAGAGCATCTACAACGCCAACCGTTTGGAGGATAATAGGTGTTCCAAAAGTTATCGTCAACTGGTTTTATAACACCATCCAGTGCTGCATGTTCATCACGTACACGATCATCGCCAACGGTCCTATATTTTAAATTAGGAAAGAGGTCCTTATTTGCATCATAGGTTTTCCATTGTCTGGCTGCCTGAGCTGATCGTTTTGCCGTTTGAAATTCTGCCTGTAGGTAATCTCTATTATACTTCTTATGCACTTTGAACACTTCTTTTTTAAAGCCTGAAAAATTGCGAATTTTACCATCTTTATCAACCAGTAAACTATTCATTTCTACAAGTTGCTGATAGGTTTTAGCACCAGAGAAACGATATAAATTACTTTGAAGCTCCAGGACAGTTTTAGAGTTTTTGATATCGAACTTTATCCATTGTTTACCATAACCTGTAGCAGCTCCTTTTTCAAGCTCTGTATAGGTTTTATTGATAAGTGTTTTGTTTAAATCTTTTGGTTGTAATTTGCCTTTGTGCAGATCCTTTGCAATGCGATCAATTAAAGTACTCCAGGAACTTAGGTTTACAGCTTGTATTTGTGGCGTATGATCATATCCACAAATATGCTGGTTATTGTATATAGCTTTTACTTGAGCCGAAACGCCCTTACTTAACTTTTTTTTTTACTTCGACTACGCTCAGTAACCGATGGGTTTGGTTTTGGTGGTCCTGGTTCTCCAAGGGCTGTTTGCTTAAATCCCGTAATTGGCATACCTGAGCGTTGACCAATAATATCGGTATCCAATTCAAAGCCTGCACCCATTAAAGATATTGCACGATCAATATACTCTGTATTGCTCATTTCTTCACTTTCATCCCAACTAAATGTAACACCATTTAAAGGCGAATAAAAGCTGCTTATTAGCAGTAGTTTTGGTATTAGTATTTTATTGATTATATATTGTGCAAACAGCTTATCGCTCTCATGGCGATCATTGGCTACTTCTGCCAATATTTTTAAACTTCCATAAGTTCCTGAAGCATCTTTATTATCTGAAGTTCCGTCCTGACCTAAAATACGTTTAGATATTTCGGAGTTTACACGTTTTATAAATTCGTCGAATACCTTATAAGCATCAGTATCTGGAGTATCGCCAATCTCTATTTTTTCATTGCCCTGTATTACAGCCACATGATTGCTAACCATATCGAGCATCATTTGTAAGAGCTCATCCTGTCTATCAACAGTCATATTATCTGTAATAACATATCTTGCAGGAATACCAAACTTTTCAATAAAGTCCAGCCAGGATCCTTTTGCCAGTTTTTTGGCAAGTATTAAAGGCGCAAGATCAGCCAATATACCAAGATCGTTATTTTCGCCTACTTGTATAAAGAAACGGGATAAAGCACCTTCACGATATGGCGTTCCATTGTCATCTCCCGGTTCTTTAAGTATCAATCCTTTTTTAGGATTGATATGCGACATTGGTATTACTGTAGCTTTTATTAGCTCCAGGTTCTCATCCAACTCGAATAATTCTATTACTTTTACACCAGTAAATAAACTCATTAAAGCAGCTTTAAGAAACTGCTCGAAAAACGGACGTTCAAACAATGGTTTTAATTCAGGCACTTCCTCTCCATTGGCATTAAGTAACACATATTTAGAGCGCAGCACTCTAAATATTCTACTCTCTATTACAGAAACCAGATGGGCATCCAATAACAAATGTTGGTACAGCTCGTCTATAAATAGTAAACTTGGGTTTTCGGCATCAGTTGCAATAGCAATAGCATCCTTCCAATCCTGCAATGTTTTAGCTTCAAATATTTTAGGCTGTTTTTTTATTTCAACACTAGTTGATTTGCCTTTCTTTTCGCCCCTTAATGCAGCCTCAACTTTTACACGTCCATCAGGAATGTAGCTTAGCACTTTGTCTATTATTTTATCTGTAAATGTTCTCTTCATAACTATATATAAAAGTCACTGTTTTTACTGTTTCCACTTATAATACGTCCTGTTGAGCCATCCTCGTTAATAAAGGCCGGCAGACCGTCAGGAGTTTCTTTACCAGCTTTAATTTTTTCAAGCATCTTCATTGCCCAATCATAATCTTCTTTATAATCTTTTGGTACTTTTCTGGCTGCGTTTCTACCTACAAAATCATACAACACTAATTTTATGAGCAAATCGATTATGTAGTAGTTGCGATCATCTCCATTAGCATCAAAAATGGCATCTGTATCATATCTGCCTTTTAACTTGGTTTTGATGATTGCAATTTTTTTCTTTTCAATTGTTTCAAGTATTACTTGAGGGTTTTCTTCGCTACGTTCGGTTAAGAATCGTTCAAAAATTCCACTTTCTAAATCACCATCTTCTAAAAATATAAATGCCATAATTAAAATCGTTGTTTACGTTCGTACCTAGCTGTTTTTGGTTTTGTTGCACCCCGGGACATATAAATATATTTCGATAACCTTGTAATGCATTGCTCATCGGCATCGGGCGAATCGTCGTTTGTTCTATATCCAGGTTCTAATCCAAATAGCTGCGACAAACCTACTTGTGTGTCGTTGTGGCCCTTTTTTTTAATATTGTAATAAATGCGCCCATTTTGGTAATAAGGATGCATTGTAAGCATCCTGTCATACTTTTTTACCTTTGGAATATTAACCTTAACAATGTTTAGTTTAATACCGTATTGCATCTCGACTTCAAAAATGGTTCGCGCTATTTCATCATTCCAAAATTGCGCTTCAAACGTCCAATGCACAATAATATTTGATGGTAACGACATTTGAAACTGACATATCCATTCAATAGCAGCTCTCATTTTTGTACGTTTTACAAAACAGTCTATTTGCCAGAAGTCCATATCTTTTAATCCCCAAACTTTAATGGCGTTATAATCGGAGGTTGCAGATCCTGCAAAAGCAACATCCCAATGCCCAACAATAATTTTAAAATAATCCAGGCGAGGCATCTTTCCCCATTGTATATGTTCCTCTTTAAAAATAGATCCTTCAATATGAGGTTCATTATTATACTCTGCTAAAGCAGCTAATCTGCCGATATCAGACTCAATATTTTTAAAATACTGATCGTCATATTTTTGATACCAGGTTGGTTTATAGGTAACAGGATTATAAGCCTTAACGTGATGTATTTTCCATTTGGGATGCCTTTCCTGGAGTATGGTCTGGATCATTGTTGGATAGGCTCTATTATTAGCCTGGATAAACCGTCTGTAAGGACCATCCATTGTTGGGATTAAATCGCCTTTAATCCACTTCACGATTTCCATTTGTCGTTTAGGGTTCTTGATCGTATCCTTAATTTCAATATCATCAGGAACTATATAAGTAGGTCTTTTAGATCCTACACGCAAACCTCTTACGCTTTGTCCAGTACCAAGTGCCTGACCAATAAAACCGCCTTTAGTTATAAAGAAACCATCTTCCCATGAACCTGGATTATGCTGTTCGCCAAAATCGGCAATAATACGAGGGTTGGCTTCGAATTCTGCTCTAATGTCTTCAAGTAATTGTGTGGCTCTTTTGTTAGAATTTCCAATTATGACCTCATACATTGGTTCGCCATTTATCCAAAGCCAAAAAGGAATAATTATAGTACACCAAACAGATTTAGCTAATGCTCTTCCCCATTCGGCAAAGCCTTTAAAGGTTGGATTTCGTAATACCATAATAGCAAACACTATTTGAAAATCAGCACATTCTGACGTTGCAAAATGCGGAAAGTAATACGAAGCTGTAAATTTTGGGTCTTTTTTAGCACGTTGTATGCGCTCTTGCTTTTCAGCTTCGGTCTCCCAAGCATTTACAGTACCGGAACTACGTACAAGTTCCAGTTTCTTTTTATACCTCTCAATCGCTATTTTGTCGCTGCGTTTCATTTTTTAAATAGATGCGTATAACCTTTTATCGGTCTGTCTGAAAGTGTATAAGTAACTTTATTAGCTTTAAAATTGTAGAATAAATTGTCTATATACCGAAGCTTAATATTGTTTTTAACATCCTTAATTTTTATAGGTTGCCCAACTTGATAGACAGCACCAAGCTTTAAATAATGAACGCCTTTCTCAAGCTGCTTTTGGTGTTTTGGAGCATCAATCCACCATAACTGAAATAACTTTTTTCGTAAATAAAACCAATTCTTAATGTTATTAATTGATAACTTAAATATCCAAATAGACACTAATTTGTAACGTATAGATTTTAAAATGCGCTTCATTAACCGAGTTTAAGTGATATAGTTGTTAAATGTTGATCTTGAAAGTCGATGGTTTCCATAAACAGTTTTATGTTATAATTTTGCAGAGCTTTAAAAATATCGTCCATTACGTCCAGATAAACAGCAAGGGACACTCTGTTCTCGGTGTCTATGTTCTCCAGTGTTTTGTTCCATCTCGAAACACCGTCATCAAGTTTGGAAGCTTCTTTTTCCAATCGCTCAATATCGTCCTTATTTTTACATTCTTTAGCTTCCATTAAGTCATTAAAAACCTCCAGCCGCCGTTCTGCCATTCGGCTAATAATGTCCTTTAAATTTTGTACTTGTTTTTTAGAACTTCCAATTCGTGCAGTCCGCTCTTCTTTCCAACCGTATTTTTTGACCCAATCTCCAATAGTTTTCTCTTGCACGCCTACAAGCAATGCTATTTCCTTATGGGTTTTGCCCTGAATAAATAATTGCTTTGCGATGGATCGCTCTCTATGTTTGGCCATACTTTCAATTAATAATGCAAAGTTGGCTTAAATGGTAGTTTTTTGGTAAATAAGAGTACAGATTTACCATAAATAGTAGTAAAATTTACCATAAATAGTAGTAAATCTGTACTCTTTATTTTTAAAACCAGATTTAGTAACTGAATTTTGCATTAATGAAAATGAACTATATACCTATTATTCTTGCAGCAGCAGGTTCGTCTGTAACACCTCTTACTATCACAGCTGAGGCAAAAGATGATATTGCTCATATTATCATTTCAGGTCATATATCAGAATGGAGTGATGCTTCTGCCAATAATATTAAGATTAGAGTAGAAGGCTTTAAAAATGCAGGTATTACAGAAGCATTAGTTTATTTAAATACAGACGGTGGCAATATTTTTCAAGCTACCGAAATCAACAATTTACTGGAAGATAATTTTGACATAATTAAAGTTCGTGTTGGCGCATTAGCTGCATCTGCAGGAACTTATTTTGTTGCTAAACATCATACCACGGCCAAAAAGAATTCTCAATTTATGATCCATAAGCCCATGGCTGGAGTTCATGGTAATGAGGACGAAATAAAGTCAACATTAAAGCTTCTTAAAAATGTTACTGATGATTACCGCAAAGTGTACGCCTCAAAAATGGGACTTACTTCTGCTGAAGTTAATGCGCTTTGGGATAAAGGAGATTACTGGATGACTGCCAAAGAAGCTTTAAAGAAAGGCTTAATTGATGCTATTGAAGGTGAAAACGCAAAGATTGATGCCAAAACACAATTATTAATGGTAGCCTGTGGCTCACCTGTAATACCAGAATTAACAGAAACCCAAACAAACAATAAAGAAATGAATTTAAAATTAATGGCCCTATCGTTAGGGCTTCCTGAAACCGCAACCGAAGCTGATATAAAAGCAAAAATTATAGCACTTCAAGCAGAGGCAAAATCTGGAACAGACTTAAAAGCTGCAGCAGATTTAAAAGAAACAACAGATAAAGCTGCCAACATTAAAGCATTGCTTGATGGTGGGGAGAAAGATAAAAAATTCACTCCAGAATTACGTGCAAGCTATCAAACATTGGCAGAAGCCGATTTTGAAGGCACTAAAAAAGTAATCGATGCTTTACCAGGAATTGAAGCAGCTCCATCAGGAAGTATTAAAGGATCTGGTAAACCAACCGAAGTGACTGCTGAGAAAGCAAAGTGGAACTACAAAGAGTGGAGAGATGGTGATCCTTCAGGCTTTGAAAATTTGCCAGAAGCAAAACAAACAGCACTTTTAGACGCACATTATAAAGAGGATTAATTCCTGTTTAAACCCCAAATAAACCAAAGAAAATAAAAATAGAATCTCATGAAAAAAATATTTAAAATCGTATTCGCAGCAATTGTCGTTTTGTTAGTTGAAATGTTACAAACAAGCGCAAATGTTGATCTGGTAGGCAATAGCCTGGATATCTTAAAAGACGTTGGTGCGCCAACAGTTGCATTTGCTGCAATAGCTAAAAAAGAACTGGCCGAAAAAGAGCTAATCAAGCATTTTAGACATGCCGGTACTTGGCTGGAACGTGTGCCGTCCAAAAATAAATGGGTTGGTAACGATGTTATTAAACTAAGCGAAATTGGAGCAGATCCAGTAGTACTTATAGACAACAATACCTATCCAATTAATGTCTCACAAAGAACTGATACAAGTACAGCAATCAGCTTATTTAAGTATGATACTGAAAATACTAAAATAACAGATGACGAAACCTATGCTTTGCCTTATGATAAAGGGGGTAGTGTACAACGTCAACATAGGGAAACTTTGGAAGAGGAGACTCAAGCACATGCACTACACTCA